TAACCAAAATAATGGAGGATGTCCAACGTGCAGTCGAATCTGTTGAGCAACGACCCAAGCCCGGTAAGCAATCCAAATCTGGTACCTAAAGATGACAGCTACGAACCGCCTATCATCTCAGAGTTTGACCTCAGCCAAATCCCGGAGGCCAGTCTTGCGGGTCACAACTGGCGCCAACGTGGAACGGAGTTGGTGTGTGACAGCTGCCCCTACGGGCACGCTAGTTATATCCCGCCCGGCAAACAACTTTATGGCATCGATGAAAGGGGCCTGCCTATGATCCGCGACATCGTCGTGCAGTGAGCATTGATCCGGCTTATCAGCGGTGCCCACCCCCTCTGATGAGCCAGATGAGCGCTTAGCTCAAACGCAGAGCCCTGGCGTATGTGGTGCTTGGCAGAGCCCTGGCCGTTAACCAACGTGGTGCTTTATAGCAGAGCCCTGGCTTTACAAGGTGCTAGATAGGAGGCTTTATGCCCCAACCAAACGAACCGGCTAATCAACAACCTGCGGCGCCAGCTACGCCTGCAGAGCCAGCCCAGCCAGCTGCGCAACCCGCCCCAGCTCCAGCTCCAGCTGAACCAGCTGCACCTGCCCCGGCAGAACCTGCAGCCCCAGCACCTGCTGAACCTGGTGCACAACCAACGCCCGGCGAGGGGGGTGACGGTCAGCAACCGCCGCAGCAAACTCGTCAGGAGCGCCGTGATCAGGAGCGAGCAAACAGGCAACCAAGCCCAATGCAACAGCTCAACCAGCAGCCTCAGCAACCACAGGCGCCTAACCAGCCCTTTGGTGCACAGGGGTCGCCACAATTCCCGAACTATCAGCCTGGCCAAGAGGTCACGCCTGATCAGTTGCAGAGAGATGTGGTCCAGACCGCGAGTGCGATTGCGAACCTGCAGGTCCAGCAACAGCTGCAGCAGCATGACGCCAAGAGAAATCTTGACAGCGACATAGCCGCAGTCCCGCAGCAGTTCGAGGAGTTGAACCCTGATAACGACGCTTATACCCCGGAACTCGATGAGGCTATTACTCAGGAGTACCAGGAGCGGGCGTTTAGGATCGTCGGTTATGACCAGACATCTGGCCAGCCGATCCGGCAGCTTGATCCATCTGTACGGTTAGCAGATATCGCAAAGCGCCACGTGACCAGTGCGCGAGCCCTGGCACAACGCATGTCCGCCAATTCACAAGCCGGCCAACAGGCCGCAGCCGACCAAGGCGCTCCACGTCCATCGGGTACGACACCCCAAGAAGTTCCATTTGAACAGCTATCACGTGAGGAGCAGCGCAAACGTCTAGGCTACGTCAAGGCTTGATCCGATAACCGGCGGGCAGGCTTTTACCAACTAATATAGTTAGAAAGCAATAAAAAAATGTCCGCACAAGTAACAACTGGTTTAACCCAGGAAATGAGCGTCTACTACGAGGGCACGTTCCTCGATCGCGCTGAGTACGAGTACGTATTCAACGAGGGTGGTCAGATGCGCAGTATGCCTGCCAATGAGGGTAAGCAGGTAAACTTCACCCGTCACACGCCCCTTGCAACCGTAACCACCGCGCTGACAGAAGGCACTAACCCTGCCGAAAACGCGCTGACCGCAACCACTGTGTCCGCACAGCTGGCTGAGTACGGTACCACTGTTAAGATCTCGAGGTTCTTGAGCCTCACCTCCATTGACCAAAACAACGAGGAAAAGATCGAAGTGGTCGGTCAAAACATGGGTGAAACAATCGACGAGCTGACCCGCAACGAGCTCGCAACCGGTGGTACTGCCCAGCTTGCTGGTGGTAAGGCTGCCCTAACCGACGTCGGCACCACTGATGTGATGTCCGTGGATGAAATCCGCAAAGGCGTCCGCACCTTGAAAAAGAACAAAGCTAAGCGCTACCAGAGCAAGATTGCTCCATGGGTAGCCAAGTTAGGTCCAGACACCAGTTACGACCTTACTAAGGACTCGACGTTCATCAACTCAGACATCTATGACAACGGTGCTGAGAAGTTGTACCAGGGTGAACTTGGTAAGATCCTCGGTGCCCGCCTGACTGAGTCGCCTAACCAAAAGGAAACCGTCGACGGCGGTGCGTCAAGCGCCGACATCGTCTGGAACTTCCTGCACGGTCAAAACGCCTTTGGTTGTATTGACCTGACGGGCGACAAGCCGGATGTGTTCATCATCCCTAACACTAAGATCGACTCAGGTAACGCCGCTGGACGGTTCAGCCTAGTTTCATGGGCAGGTTCTTACGTCAGTAAGACTCTGAACGCGAGCTGGTTGCTGGCAGTCAAGACCGGTGCGACCGGCCGTACTTAGTCGTTAGCGACAGCGAGTTCTAAACAATAAGCATTTTGGGGATGCTAGAGCGGGGGGCCATGTGGTAACATTATGGTGAGCCCCGCTCCCCTTTTATATCAGTTAATGGAGGATGTTAAATGGCAAAGAAAAAAGCCGATACGACAAGCCCGGACCCGACTAACTCGACCGAGCCTACACCAAACTCCGCACCACTCGACGAGGCTCAGGCCAACCCGAACGCTGCGACTGGTGACGAAAGTGACCAGACTAATCAGGACCAGCCGCCCACTGACGATGTCAATGAGGCACCAGCCCCTGATGATGTGAACGATCCAGAAGTGCAAGCCTCTCAACCCGAGGAGGCGCCCGAGGACACTACTGCCAGTCCAAAGACTGAGGCAAGCCTCACACACGAGGGTGATACAACTCAGACAGTTCCAGCCGGCAGTGCTGACGCTACTGCTGACCACACGGCCGATGGTCAGAGTCAGGGCGCTGAGAATACTCACCCGCAGTCGCCAATTCACGATGGCGACCTCGACGAGATGACCAAGCAGGACATCATCGACGAGATGAACGAACCGGGTGCCGTTGTCGCCAACGTCGCTGCTAAGTACGATGTCACCCCCGAGCGTGTTATGCAGCTCATCGATGAGGGTGCGGCAGAGCGCGCTGCTGAGGACCAGGAATAATGGCCAAGCAGCTTTACAATCACGGTGACGTGATCCAGGCCGGCAGTAATGCCCTCGAGGTTACGGGGGTCAGCTATCAAGAGGTTGATGGCGAAAAGGTCAATCTGGCATACACGGTGCGGCTCAAGGCCGATGTGGATGCCGAGCGTAAGGCTGAGGCCGAGCGCGTGGCAGCTGAGGAGGCTCAGCAAGCCAAGGGCGACGAGGTCGCTGCAGAACAGTCCGAAAATCTCACTCCGAACGTGACGAGTGATGCTGAAGAGGGTACAGAGTAAATGTACGGTGAGATCCCTGAGAACATCCAAGATGAAATCAGAGGTCACTACCAGGCCGGGCGTGGATCCATCCAGGACTACGCCCGGATGTACCACCTGACAGTGCCTCAAGTGCTCACAATCGTCGGCGAGGAGGACCTCGGCGAAGTTACTATCGGTGGTGACTTGATTGACGAGCAAGAGATCGGCAAAAACTTTAAGGGCGAGATCCAGCCTCCACGCCAAGAGGACGTGCCTTTCAGCCTAAACTAATATGAACACGCTGATGTACGGGCGCCTGTCGACCCTCAATTACCTGAAAGCCCGCCGCGACGATGCCAGCCGGCATCCTTACCGTCGCATGCTTGCCGATCGTGCCATCCGGCAGATCGTTGCCCAGGTGCGCGACCGCCAGCTTATGAAACTACGAGCCCGGCTAATTAAGGCTGCTCAGTACCGCGACGAGCACGCCGAGTTTATGATCAGCAACCAGATCCGGGCCTACGAAAAGCGCCGCGACATGATCGAGGCCAAAGAATACAGCCGATGGGACGAGGACGCATGAAAGTCCTGGCCGTTCACTCGCTGGTATTTAAGGAGTCAAAACACCAATCGCCGGTTGATATGTGGCGCATTGCACGCCCTATGTATGAGCTGGCGAAACACGTTGACTGGACCATCGACCATGTCGGCGGCATTATTCCCAAATACCCTGAAAACGAGAAACTTGAGCAGTTTACTGAGGCTGAGATGCAGGAGGGCCTGGATCTAATCAAGCAGTACGACATCGTGTTCCTGAGCTATGTGCCGGACCCCACGACGTTCAACCTGCTGCAGCTGTGCCGCGATAAGTTTGGCACCCAGTTCATCCTGGACGTCGACGACGACCTGTTTGCCATCCACCCGGGCAACCCGTACTGGCTCAAGCACAACCACGACCACGTATACATCATGCAGCGTATGATCGCTCACGCTGACTACATCACCACGCCAAGCCCTGAGCTCAAGCGCCGTTTTGCTGAGCGCCGCCCGGGCAAGGCTGATGACTCGATTACGGTGATCCCGAACTACATCACCGATGACTACAAAAACCCCGGGTTCAACAACACCCGTGACGGCAAGGAGTACCTGATCATCGGCTTTATGGGCGGATCCTCGCACTACTTTGACCTGGATGATACCGGCGTTGTTGAGGCTATCGAGCGGATCATGCACGAGCACAAAAACATCCATTTCCAGAGCATCGGCATGTTTGTCGACAAGTACCTGCCCACCGCGCGCAAACACTTCGATCTTGGTGTTCGCGGATCTGACTTTGTGACCAAAGTGTTCCCTACCCTAAACTACGACATTGCCATCGCGCCGCTGGTCGATGACCAGTTCAACCGCGGCAAGTCGGACATCAAGTGGCAGGAATACACCCGGGCAAACAGTCCGGTGGTCGCAAGTGCAGTCGGTCCCTACAAGACCCTGCGCGATGGCGTCGACGCTTTGCTGGTTAAAGATAATTCAGTGGATGCGTGGTATAAGGCCATCAAACAACTCGTGGACTCGCCCAAATTGCGGCAGATCCTCGTGGAAAACGCCCAAAAGCGACTGAAAGCCGAGCATCGGCTTGAGGATCACTGGATGGCATATCGTGACCTGTTTATCAAAATCAATGAAAGGAAAGTCAATGCAGACCATAGAACCGGCCAAGGGCTATCTGCTGGCAAAACCGAGCAAAAAGGAAACCCAAACGGCCAGCGGGTTTCTGCTAAGCGATAGATCCGCAGAGGCGCCCAAAATCGCCGAAGTGGTCGCTGTGGGTGAGGACGTAACCTACCAGGTGGGCGACAACGTCATTTATAAACCATACGCCATGACCGAGGTTAAACTCGACGGAGTGGAACATTACCTAATCGAGCAAGTTGACATCATCGGGAGGCTCAAAAACAATGACTGATCAATTCTACGAAAAAGAGGGCCGGGACAAGTTACTGGCTGGCGCTGAAAAATTATACAAAGCAGTCCGCACAACGATGGGCCCTAAGGGTCGTAACGTCATCATCGGCAAGCGCGGCCAAGGTCCGACTGTCACGCACGACGGTGTGACCGTTGCTAAGGCGGTCCACGTCCGTGATGAGTCGGAAAATATCGGTGCTGAGCTCATCAAAGAGGCCGCCAACCGCCTCAACGACGTGGCCGGCGATGGCACCACGACTGTGACCGTGCTCACATACCATTTACTGGCCAAAGCAGCCAAGCTGATCGACGAGGGCAACGTAAATCCGATGATTTTGGCCCGTGAGGTCGAGGCTGCGCTCGAAAGTGTGCTCCAGTACCTGGAAAAGATCCGCAAACCGGCCGATGACCTGGAAACCCTGCAAAAAATCGCCACCATCAGTGCCGGCGATGAGGAACTGGGTAAGATCGTGGCCGAAACCGTCCACAAAGTCGGCCCAACTGGGACCATTACCGTTGAACCTACAATCAGCCGGGACACCAGCACCAGTATGGTGGCCGGTGCGGTCATTGAACGCGGTTATTTAAGCCCGTACATGGTCACTGATGAGGCCAAAATGGAGGCTGTTTACGAGCAGGCTGCTGTGATATTGGTCAACCGGCCGATCTACTCGTTTATGGAAATCTTGCCGGTCCTGGAAAAGGTCGCGCAGACCGGTATCATGCAGGCCGTACTGATCGCCAACGATGTCGAGGCTGATGCCCTTGCCTCTTTGGTGCTAAACACGCAGCAGGGCAAGTTCCGCACGCTCGTGGTCAAAGCACCGAGCTTTGGATCGCAGCAGCGGCAGATCCTGGATGACTTCGCAGTGGCAACCGGCGGCGGTGTCATCGCAACCGATACCGTTGCCCTTGATGAGGCGCAGCTGGACGTTGTCGGCAAGGCCCAAAAGGTCATCGCTACCCGTGACAAGACCACATTTATGGGCCTTGGTGAGGGCCTGGACGAGCGCATCAAGTGGCTGACTGATAAGATCGATGCTGCCGGCAGCGAGGTTGAGCAGGAAATGCTCGAAAAGCGCCGCGCCAACCTGGCCGGCAAAGTCGCCGTGATCAAAGTCGGCGGCCAAACTGAAACCGAGATCGAGGAGCGCACTTTCCGCGTTGATGACTCAGTGTCAGCTGCCAAGGCGGCCATGGCTGAGGGTTATCTGCCCGGCGGCGGTGTGATCCTATATAAGGCCCCAGTCAAAGGTAAGACTGCTGGCGCCCAACTACTCAAAGAGGTGCTGCAGGAGCCGTTCAAGCAGCTGATTGAAAACTCTGGCATGGACGTGGCTGCGGCTGAAAAGCAGGTGGCCAAGCTCGATGACTCGACCAAGGGTTTCAACGTCAAAACGGGTGAATATGTCGACCTGCTCGAGGCCGGCATCGTAGATCCGTACCGCGTGACCAAGCAAGCGCTGCAGACATCAGTATCACTTGGTGTGTCCGGCATGACAGCGGGTGCACTGATTGTCGAGGACGACAAGAAATGACCAGGGTGCTATTGACGGGGGCCGGCGGTTTCGTCGGTTCCCACACTCTGCGGCACATCATGCAAAAAACCGACTGGCACGTCGTTGTGCTGGATAGTTTCCGCCATAAGGGTGTTACTGATCGCATCCGGATCCAAATGGATGGCATGGACCGTTCCCGGCTCACTGTACTCACGCATGACCTGCAGGCACCTATATCGCCCTATCTGGCGCATCAAATGGGCAAAATCGACTACATCATCAGCATGGCCAGTGAGAGCCACGTTGACCGCTCAATCGAGGCGCCGCGGGATTTCATCGTTAATAACGTGCAGCTGATCCTGACACTGCTGGAGTACGCCCGCGAGTACCCAGTCGAGAAGTTCCTGCATGTCAGCACCGATGAGGTGTATGGCCCAGCACCAGCCGGTCACAATCACATGGAATGGGAACCGATGCTGCCAAGCAACCCCTACTCTGCCAGCAAAGCCGCCCAGGAGTCGATTGCCTTTTCATACTGGCGCACATACGGCATACCGCTGATCATCACTAACACCATGAACATCATCGGTGAGTTGCAGGATCCCGAAAAGTTTGTGCCCATGACCATGAAAAAGATCGCGGCCGGCGAGCCTATGACGATCCACGCCAGCAAAGATGGCGTTATCGGCTCCAGGTTCTACCTGCATGCGCGCAATCAGGCTGATGCCCTGGTGTTCCTGCTGCAGAACGGCCAACCGACGCCATACGGCCTGACGGATCGCCCGGACAAGTTCCACATCGTCGGTGAGCGAGAGGTCAATAACCTCGAAATGGCGCAGCTGATCGCCAAATACATGGACCGGCCGCTCCAGTACGAACTGGTCGACTTTCACAGCTCCCGCCCAGGCCACGACTTGCGGTACGCCCTGGATGGCAGCAAGCTCGCGGATCTCGGCTGGACTGCCCCGCTTGGCCTGGAGGCATCACTCAAGCGCACCATCGAGTGGACACTCAAGCACCCCGAGTGGCTTTTGTAAAAGTTTGCAGTATAGCATAGTGCTTGTGTTATACTGCTTACCAGATCAGCCTAAACGGGCAATCGGCTAAGCAAGCTAATTATTGGCAGCACAGCGGTGCTGTTTTTTATTTTTAAGGAAACACACATAACACTATGGCAGGATCAGTCTACTGGGTCGGAACAGACGGAAACGTATGGCTCAAAGGTGCAAATGGCGTACAAAATCTCGGCGGCGTTGTCCAGGGCCAAGGCGGAGCCGGCAACTACAACCTCCAGGATGGCGGTTTCGAGAGTAACACGCTGCAGCAATCCATCCAGGCGCAGCGCATTAACGATCCTAACCCGCAGGTCCAGGGTGCATCTATCACCGTGGGCAGTGGATCCGGCGGCAGCACCTCCAAAGTTGACCCCAACTTCGTAAACCAGGCTTACGACACCAAAATCGCCGGCCTCCAGTCAGTCCTTGATACCCTCCAGCCACAGCAGGACTCGGCTAACCTCCAAGTCAATAATCAGTATCAAAATCAGGCCAATGCCCTGCAGACTCAGCAGGCACAGGGCCATCGCAACCTCAACCTCGCCCAAAACCAGGTGGACCAGCAAAAAGCCTCCAGCCTGAACGACCTGCGCCACCAGGTTGAAACTATGGGTATGAGCTACAACAACCAGCTCGGCGCGTTCGGTGCTGGTGACTCGAGCGCCGCACAACTTATTCAGCAAGCCCTCAGCGGTCAGGCATCCAAAAACCGCAACTCCGTCATGCAAAGTGCTGGCCAGCAAACCCAGGGCATCCAGCTCCAGGGTCAGGACCTCGACACCGAGTTCCAAAACAACATGAAATCACTCGACGACTGGAAAGCCGCCAGCCTCAATGACATCGCCACCAAGTTCCTGCAGCAACGCCAAGCTATCCAGCAACAGATGGTCGGTGCCAATGCGGACCGCTACCAGGCCCTCGCTCAGGCGGACGCCAGCTACACCAACCAGGCTATCCAGCAACTGGCAAACCTCGAGGGCGTATACAAACAACAGGCTAGTGACCTCGTCGGCCGCTACCAGAGTATGACCGCACCAAACCAGCAAATCAGCGGCAACTTACTCCAGTACGCCGTAAACCCAATCAGCGCTGGCCAGCTCCAAAACATCGGCAACGTGCCACAAATGCAGACTGACAACAGCTCCTACTACCAGCCGCGCAAGTTTAATGAGGACTACGGCCTAAGTCTACAGCCGGGGTACTAAGCCATGGGTTTGAGCCTCAACGGCCTCAAAAAGTGGTTCGATGACGCAGCAGGGACCGTCAGTAACGGCGTTGCCGCTGGCTATCATGGTATTAACATGTTTGATGGTGGGCAGGGTTTCACTACTCAAAGGCCGACTATCCGGATCGCCGCGGCGCAGCCGCAGCAAGACAACCGCAATATCTTTGAGAAAGGCTTTGACCAGTTCAATATGCTGGACAACGGCCGCTCCTGGAAAATGCCGGAACAGCAAAACGATCGCTCAGTTTTTGGTCAGTTGACCCATAACGGCCTCACCAACACTGTCGGTAACTTGACGGTCAAGCCGGTATACAGCACCCTTGCCACTGGTGCTGATGCCGGCAAAATGATGTTCGATCATGTGACGGGTGCGCCGCTGCAGACCCAAGCAAATGACGCTGCAGCCATGGCCAGCCGCTGGCACCAGTCGATCCCCGGCTTTATTACTGACCAAGGCATCAATGCCGGCAAGACCATCGCAGCCCTGCCTCGTGCAGTCCAAGGTGACGTTATGGGCGGATCATTGCTGCCGCAGACACGCAACAACCTTGTCAACCAGGCCGGTTTCGCACTTTCTAACCCGGCCGGTTTTGTCATGGATAAGTTTGGCCATCACCCGCATGCCCCTACTCAGGAACAGCAAGCTGCTTATAACCAAGGGCTCCAGGGACTTAATCACACCGTGGTGGGCCAAATGGTCAGCCCTGTTGAGGCGTTTGTCGGTGATCACGGTGGCGCTGATGCGCGCGCTGCGCTCCAGGCCGGTGGGTATGACCTCAATCGTACTGGGGCCGCCAAATACTTTGCCGATCCAGTCATGGGTGCCGTCGGTACTTATGGCCTGCTCAAGGGTGGCGAGAGTGTTGTAAATAAAGGCCGTGACACGATGGTCACGCAGCCGACTGATTTTGCCCGCGTCCAGGCTGCCCAGGCAATGCTTGATCAAGCCAATCAATCTACAGGAGTTCGAGTAGCGAACCCACAGCCCACATCTCCAGTAACCATAGCGCAGGAAACGCCACGTATAGCACCACAGCAACCCAGTCCGACTCCAACCACGGATGCCGTGCCTCCAACCGGGATACGTGTTGGTAAAGGTGGAACAGGGGCACCAGCAGAGCTACAGCAGCCAGGCTTTCCATTTCAGATCCGCGACCGTGGGTTTATCAATACCATTATTGATAATCCTAACACGGCACCACAGGTCAAAGCTGCGCTCACAGATCTCGACAACTCCTATCAGACACGCAATACCGAGGCCCTGCAGATCAAGGCTGCAAACCTGGTCCAGGATAATCCGGACGTGGCGATGCAGCTGGCCAAAAATGCCCATGATGATATTTCAGTAGCCGTCGGATCCGAAATGATCAAAGCGCTGCAAAATGGCGGCCACATCGAGCAGGCCGTTGAACTTGCTGGCAGCATGGCCAAAAACCTGACCGAGGCCGGCCGTATGGTCCAGGCTGCGAGTATTTACGGCCGACTAGCACCTGAGGGCATCCTGCGCTTTGCTCAAAACGAGATTAACAAGTACAACCAAGCTACTGGCAAAAACATCACCCTGAACCCCACAGCGGCCGAGGGACTGGTGAAAATGGCCACCGAGATCCAGAACATGCCTGAGGGCCTCGAACGCGCGCAGGCGACCGCACGACTGGTCGCAGAGGTTCAGAAACAAATGCCGGCAACCCTGGCCGAAAAACTCGGCACACTGCAGACGATGGCACAGTTGCTCAACTTCAAGACTAACGTGCGTAACATTATGGGTAACGGCATGTTTGGCGCCCTGGACAACTTCTCACAAGTCGTCGGTACCGGACTGGATAAGCTCCTCAGCCTCAAGACTGGTGAGCGCACGACTGGTCTACCGAGCCTCAGCACCCAGGCCAAGAGCTTTGTTGAGGGTGGCAAGATCGGTGTCAAAGAGGCCCGTGAGGGTATCAACACCGGCCCCGCCTCACAGTTTGAGCTAAACAGTGTACCAGTATTCCGCGATGGGATCCTCAATACTCTTGAGCGCACTATGAACGGCACGCTGCGCGGCGCCGACCGTGCTGCCTACAAAGCTGCGTTTGATGACACTATCCGGTCGCTACAAAAGGTCAATAAGACTGACAAAGTCACAACTGACATGATGGAACAAGCCCACCACACTGCCCTCTACCGCACGTTCCAGGACAGCAACGCCGTGTCTGACTTCTTTGTGGGCATGAAACGATCGCTAAACAAGATCGGTATTGGTACCGAGGGCAAGCGTTTCGGCCTCGGTGATATCGTCCTGAAATACCCAAAGACTCCAGGCAACCTGTTGGCTCGTGGCATTGACTACTCGCCGGCTGGTTTCCTCAAAGCCACTTATGAGATGACTAAGCCGTTGTTTGGCGGCAAGTTCAATCAAAAGGCGTTCGTCGACGACTTCTCACGTGCAGCGGTTGGGTCCGGATCGGCCTTTGCGCTCGGTTACGTGCTGGCCGACAACGGCATCATCACTGCGCAGCCGGCACAAAATAAGGACCTGCGCAACGTCCAAAAGACCACCGGCCTCGGTGGCTACCAGATCAATGTCAGCGCCCTCAAGCGATGGTTTGGCAGCGGTTTCAATAAAGATGCCGCTAAGATCCAGCCCGGCGACAAGCTCGTATCATACGACTGGGCCCAGCCTGTCGCTATCCCGATGAGCGCCGGCGCGGCACTTGGGACTCACACTCCAGTCAAAGAGGGTGCCCAAAACACAGTCAGCAATTACGCAAACTCTGTCAATACACTCGTGGAGCAGCCGTTGTTGCAGGGCGTACAACGCCTGTTCGGTGGCTACGGGGGCATAGGCGATGCAGTAGGCAATACTATTGAGAGCGCCCCGGCCTCGTTCATCCCTACCCTGTTATCACAAGCTAATCAGCTGATTGATAACCGTCAGCGCAATCTAAACAGCGGCGACACCGGACTCAAGGGTATTGCCCACGACGCCTACAACCAGGTCGCCAACAAGATCCCCGGCCTCGCGGAAACATTGCCCGGCCAGTTCGATGTGCTCGGCAACCCGATGCAGCGCTACCAAGACAACGGCAATAACTTGTTTAACGTGCTGTTCAACCCGGCGTTCGTCAACAGCTACAAGCCAAACGGTGCGGCAAACGAGGTTCTCGGACTTTACAACCGGACCGGTGAAACTAAACAAACGCCGAACACTGCCCCAACTTCGATCAAAATAACCGGTGCTGATGGCAAGCCGCAAACCATTAAGCTCGGCGGCCAAACCCAGGCCGATTACCAGCAGTTCACCGGTAAGATGACAAATGACCAGATCAACCAGTTGCTGCAGGACCCGAACTACCAGGCACTGCCGGACTCCGAAAAGGTTAAGCTGCTTAGCGGCCTCCAGACTGACGTAAATAACGCTGCCAAGATCAAAGTAGCCGGTGACAACCCGCAGGATATCACTAGCGGCACTGCCGACATCCTGGCTGGCGGCGGTGCAACCGGCACATCAGGCAACGTCAAGCTGGCTGCCAGTGCCAACGAAAAGGTTGCTGTGGCCAAGTTCGCCAAGACCAACGATAAAATGATGCAGTTCGGCGACACCCTGTACTACAAATCCGGCGATGGCACAGTCAAGTCGATGCCCAAAGCTGAGTACGACTTCAATGTCACAAACGCTAAGCTCAACCTAGCAATGGACACCGCCCAGGCCAAGAACGATTACCAAGGTTGGATCGGTTTAGCCCAGCAGCAGTTCGATGCCCTGGAAAAGAAAAAATCGCTGTATGATCCCGGCACTGAGGGCGACAAGATTGACGCGATTACCCTGCAGCAGCAGAACCTGATGCAAAAAGTGGCCAAATACCAAGAGTATGGCGGCTTTACCAAGGGTTCCGGCAGCAAGGGCGCCAAGGGCCTACCGAGTATCGACACATCCATCCCGTCCGGCCTGTCGAGTCCGGTTGTCCAACTTTCATCCTACAAAGCACCTGTTGTCCAGCTGAAAAATAAGGGCAGTGTTAAGGTGGCCGCACGCAAGCGCGGCAGCGTAAAAATAAGTGCACCTAAGAAGTTAGCATAAGGAGGAAATAACATGCCAACACCAAGTCGAGCCTTTAAGGCACCAGCAGCAAGAGTTTATCCAAAAGGCAAATCCGGCGCCGTGAGCGGTCGAGTCAAAAAGGCCGTGCGCCGCACTCCTGACACTACTGCCCGGACCACAAAAAACAGCACGCCCCAAAAGCCGGTCAAAACACCTATGAAAAAGGCTGACCGTACCGCCCGTGCTAACAGTGCCAAGGCAATGAGTCGCGCCGGTAGCAAGGGACCAGTCCGCTACAAAAGCGGCGGAGGAAACACGAAAAAACGATAAGCAGTATGCTACACTGAGGGCAGACCAGATTATCAAATCAGTCGCCCTCAGTGGCGGCGTTTTTATTTTAAGGACAAAAAAATGGCCAACACAGACCCAGCATCACTACAAGACATAATGGACGCGATCAACACGAACGTGTCCAATGACAGTGATACGCCTACTCAAGCGGATGACTCTGACGAGTGGCAAGCGCGCCTCAACCTGATCTATATGGCCATACGGATCTGGGGCACCACGCAAGATGTGCTGTGGAACGAGCTTTGGGCCACTTACACACACGATGCAGTGCTTTCCGGCGTCACCACTTATACTCTGACACTCACTGATTATCGTTTTCCGGGCGGTTTCCTGCGCCTCACGCTTAATGGCGCCACACAGTACGTGCCAATTATCAAATCTGAACAGGCTCAAAGCTATACGCAAAACGGCCACAAGGGCGCTTATATCACTGGCAACCCTAAGGACGGCTATGTGCTGAACCTTACCTGGACCCCGACTGCCGGCGATGGTACGTTCGGCGCCACACCAGTCTTTGATTACTACAAATATCCGTACAAACCACCGGGTACGGATCCGTCAAACGAAAAACTCGAGATGAGCGATCCAAACTTCGTGATTTTTTGGGTATCAGCCCAAAAGGCGCTGCTCGAGTCCCAAAACAATAAATACACGGTGTATGACGCCCAGGCTACCGAGTCCCTGGACAACATGCGGATCATGAACGATCTGTTGCCCGATTACCAAAACAACCAAGTCGAAAACACAGATGCGCTCAACGGTGCCATCTTAGGAGAGTAACGTGTCAAAAAAAGCGGTCAAGCTATCCGGATCTGACGGCAAACCATTTACTATCACGATCGACAAGTTCGGCCGCGCGGTCATGACCCTGTACTCCAGCACCAGGATCCCCCTGGATGGAGTCAGCGTTGCGCAAAACATGTGGCTCAGCCAGGATGGTGTGTGGGAAACCCGGCCGCCATCAACGCCATACGGTGCTGCCTTTACCGGTCCGGTCGATGGTGCTGATGAGTTCGTCGTATACAACACTGATGGCACGGCTACCACGTACATCTGGATAATCGACAACGGCACCTTTAAGATCAGCCAGGATGGTGGGTCCTGGTCGCCAAAGACTGGTATTTCATTTACCGTCGGTAAGCCGGTCACTGGCCTGCAGGTTAACGGTATAAAATCCGACGGCAGCCGGGCCAACATCTTGTTGTTGTTCCAGGCCGGCACCGCACTCGGCTACTACGATATCAGCGGCGGTGTCATGGGGTCATACAGCTCGATTGGTACTCCAACGGGCTTAGCATGTACTCGTGCCGGCGGCCTCACCGCAGGCAGCCAGAACGGCTACTACCGAGTCACTGCCGTCAACGCGATCGGTGAAACCCTGGCGTCTGTTGAGGCCAGCGTGTCCGGCGGCATCAACAAAACTCGTGATAACTGGCTGACTACCGCGAGCGACGGCATTAACCTTGCGTGGACAGCCGTAACTGGCGCCTCACGCTATAACGTCTATTATTCCGACCAGTCGGGTGCTGAGGTGTTCCTGGGGTCATCGACCACTAACGCCTATAGTGACACCGGCGTCGACGTTCCGAACCCTTATCAATCAGTACCTGATACCGACACCACCGGCGGTCCAAAGTACGGCGACGGCTGGATGTCCGGCAACCGCGTATGGGCCACCAAAGACCCGACACAGCCGTACCGCGTCGCCTGGACCGGCACTGGCCAGTACATGGGTGCATTTAACCCATTCTATGGCGGTGGCTATATTGACCTTGAAAAAGGTGGTCCTGAGCGACCAGAAAAGGGTTTCCACTTCCGCACTGGTAAGGGCGACGCCGCCAGCACGGTGCTTAGCTCGAGCCCCACGGGTGCCGGCTCCTCCACTGCCGTTACTTTGACGACGCTAACCGTGGACACCCTGGTGATCGTTATACCTGTCGCAGTTAAGCAGCAGGGATCGGTCGGTACCCGCTCACCGCTCGGTGTGGTCCTGACAAATGACTCTGCCTATTTCCCCTCGCCCAAAGGGTTCCACAACACCGGTTCGCGCCAGTCGATCCTAAACACCCTTGTGACCTCCGATCTGTCCGACGTGATCCGGCCAAGTGTGCGCGGCATCAACAACGCCTACGCATCCGGCATTGCCGGCGGCTACCACGACGGCCGTATTTACTGGGCAGTCCCCTACGGATCGACAACCAACAATCAGATCTTTGTGCATGATGTTGAACGCAAGGGTGCCTGGGCGCTGCCGTGGACATTGGGCGTCAAACGGTTCTTTGAGTACACCAGCAGCGACGGTGTCATCCACTTCTTGGCCGTTCCAACAACCGGCACAAAACTGATTGAGATTGGCGGCTCCGGATCGGGCGACTCCGGCACAGCGTTTAGTTCCCTGCTCGAAACCGGCTTGATCCACTTCGACAAAAATCACATGACCTGGGCGTATGTCAGTAAATGCTACGTCGAGCTCGCGGATCCGTCTGGCCAGATCGACTTTAGTGCGTCTGGTGTGCGCCGCGGCAAAGACTTCCGCACCCTGGCATCTCGTACCATTAGCGCCCAGCAAGGTCAGTCTGGATTTGGTGTCGACCTATGGGGTGACATCTTATTTGGTGACTCTGGCTACTCCGGCCAAACCTATACTCAGCCATCCGTTAAAAAGGTGTTGAATATCAAAAAGCAGCTCAACAACATCAAGTTGAGCCTAGCAACCAGTACCGTTGATGCGAGATACTCTCTGATCCAGTTTGTGATCCAGGGAACCCTGCAGCCGGTATCTGACCCATCGGATTGGAAAAAGTAATGAAAAACGTAAGCAGCATGGTACAATACGGGCAGTCTAGCTTAAACAAAGCAGCACCCAGCCGTGCTGTTTATTTTATTTTTAAGGGACGTAAATAATCATGGCTGCATCAGCATTAGACAAAGCAAAAAAATCATATAGCTACCTCCAGAAAACACTGAATACCGGTATCAGTGACACCGATACTGTCCTCACGCCCAACAACGTTACAAATATCCCAACAGACACCGGTGTGAGTTTCGTGGTCGACCGCGTTGATAGCTCTGGTAATAAGACCCCAGCGCTGCGGGAGCTCATGACCGGTTATGTGTCAGGCGGAACGCTTGCCGGCCTGACTCGTGGCGAGCAAGGCACGACCGCCCAGCCTCACCTGGCAAACGCTGTAATCGAGTTCGTCAACTCCGGTGAAATGTGGAACGACCTTATCGACTTCTTATTGCAGGATCATAGCAACCCGAACGGCAACCACAAAACTCTGACCGATAACAATGGCAATGAGTGGCTGGAGCGCGGCAGCGTCGCCTCCGCCGTCAACCAGGTGAAAGTTACTAACTCCGTTACTGGATCCGGACCCACTGTTGCTGCCAGTGGTGATGACACTAATGTGGATCTTAACCTGAACGGCAAAGGGACCGGGCGCGTCAATGTTGATGGCCTTTATCCTCAGACCTTTGCCCAGGAAACGTTCCGCGACTGCGTAGCCTCCGGTGGTGTAATCGCCATCTCGGCCGGGCTTGTGGCCACCATATCCAACATTGTTTATTACATCGGTGGTAAGCGTTACACCAAGTCCAGCATCGCTAACAAAACATTTACCGCCTCAAAAGACACGTATGTCGACATCGATACGACGGGTACGATCACCTACACCGAAGTTGCAAACAACGCCGCATCCCCGTCACTGGCGGCCAACAGCATCCGTATCGCCATCATTGTGACCAACGGCACCACGCTGACGGTCATAAACCAAGGTGACACAGCAGTCACTGGTCCTACTGTGTCCAGCGCCATCCTGGCCGTTTGTGATAGCTTGGGCAACCAGATCTACCCAGTGCCAAACCAGAAATTACTAGCCTATAGAGCTTTGACCAGCAACAAGACTGGAATCACCACCCTGACCGATATTGCCGAACTGACAGTGCCTGCCAACATACCTGCAAATGCAAGGGTCAAACTATCCTTTGTGGGTGGTGGTACATCAAGTGTTTCAGGTGATGAGTTGGCCACCTATATCCGCGAGGGTAGCACCTATCTTATGGGCACTGGTGGCTACACAGCTGCTAAGGGACTTGCTTTGCAGATGGAGGTACCGATCACACCGAGCGCTGGCGTGCATACATACAAGATCAGTCATATGCGTTTCTCAGGTACTGGTAACGCAACGTTGTATGGTTCGACAAGCGTGTCAGCGGGTATTTACTCGATTACGCACATAAAGGTGGAGCTGGATTAGGAGGTGATCGTATGTCAACCCTGCTCGATCCGGCTAATGAGGCACTGATTTACGCTTTTACTGGTTTGCTCAGTAATTTGGGCATCAGTGTCGACTTAAATGAGCTCCGTGAGTCCATGGCTGACCAAGAGGTTAGTTTTGACACTCTGACTGAGGGCGAGTATGTGCATATTGTCGAGCGCGGCGGTTATGGCAGTTGGCCTACCTCCAACAACGCGATTATCCAGTTCCAGTACCAGGACATTGATGACCCGTACATCGAGCACGATGACGGCAGCCGGGATGCTAATATCAAGGATCATTACTGCCTGGTGGCAGATTTTGAGCATCGAACTATCGTTGACTCGGCCGACGGAGTGATCAAAGAGCCTAACCTATACGGCCTCCCTGTGTCCTGGGCGGTTTTTGAGCCTGGCAGTGCACCAAAGGCCCCAAAGCCGCAGATCGATACAGAACGTAGCTACAGAGTGCTCAAGGGCGGTGAGAGCGGCTGGGAAATAGCCCGTAAACTCAATATCGACGCTAATATCCTGCGCGAGCACAATGAGGACGACTTCGAGGATTTTAGCAATATACCCGAGGGCACCATCCTGCACTTGCCTACTCGTTTGCCTACTACTCCAAAGAACCCGACAACTCAGTTCGAGTTCCTGCGCCGCGGCTTAGAAATGCACACCACCCGGTCCACTCGCAAATACTCTTTTGGTAACGCCAAAATGGGGATCCGGGAGTCCGGACCAACCAACCGCAAAAATAAGAACCTGATGATATTCTGTGTTGCCCACGTCCCGGTCGATGGCGAGGTACGGACATTTTACATGGAGGGCACTGACATCGACCTGGCCCGTAAAAAAATCAAGTGGACGGTTGGTTTCCGTGCTGAGGATGTGGCTGAGGGCCACGTGGATCCTGCCGAGCTCGAGGCGTACCAACCAAGCCCTGAGATCAAAGCGCAACTCGAGGAAAAAATAGCCGAGGCCGAGCTAAACCGCGCAGTCGCTGCAGCGGCCGAGGAGGAAAACAACCCACCAAGCAAGCGCCAGGGCTCAGACTCGCTGCCACTGGACGATCCTGACTATACGGCCGACTGGTGGAAAACGACCTATAAGCCGCTCAGCGGCGAGGAAAAATCAGAGGTTTTCCTGTTCAACCGCGATATGGTGGTCCAGGACTACGGCCGCAAAGGCCCCAACAAGGCACTGCGCCGCTTGGACGGCGTCAAGATCGGCGGCACGTTCAATAACCCCGATGGCGTCAAGTGCTACCGGCCAAAAGATGCTGTTGATAGCGATACCTGGTATGGCATACCGATAATCGATCCTGAAAACGGCGAACCTAACATGATTGCTGAGGCCGAGCTGTTCAACACCAACCTTTCCCTTGCTGAGCGATCCTCGATACGTCACGGTCGATTGACTGCCATCGAGAAGTATGTAACTGTCCCGCTCGCAAAGGCTACTGCCCGGTCGTCAATTCTGCGCCGCTATGCCGATAAAGTAAAACAAAATAAGGAGTAAACATGGATTTTGTCCACATCATAAATCAACTGGTTGACGGCCTAAACTGGGCCGCCAAAAACGTACCTTGGGACGCCTTAGCAGCATCTGGCTTATTGTCCGGGTTGCTGGTCGGTCCCTACAAGAAAATCAAGAAGTGGTTTGATCATCACGAAGTAGTGATCATCGGCCTCATCGGTATTCTAGGTCCATTAGTCACGATGGTCTGGAGCTACCTACTGCACAACTACGGCACAGATCCTCGCATTGTGCTGTTGCAGGGCCTTGGCGTGGCGTTTATGACGCAGCCATTTTACCTGATCCTCGTTAAGCCCGGTACAAAGCGCCTGGGCGCCTGGATCACCGCACAGGTACTAGCAGCTCAAAAGCTCAATATCGAGCGTTCTGAGGGCCTCACAGAGCCCACAACGGGCGTTTCAGTACCGACTACCAGTACGGTCACAGTCCAATCACCCAGTGTCCCGATCCAAGACTTCAAGTCATAATAGAGCGCCATGGACCACAAAAAGCTAACACGTGAGCAGGTTGCCGCGCTACGGGGACGGCTAAAAGCCCCTAAGCGCGGCATTGCCATGCAAAAACGCACGGCGAGTCGGCAAGAAAAGGCTGAGCTGGATTATCAGAACCAGCTGGCCAAAGATATGAGAAAATACTTATAATCGCACCTTAACAGTCACGGCCAAGCACCACTGGAAAGGTTTTAGATATGGCAAAGATCAAACTTATAACTCAAGAGGGTTATGGTACAGAACGAAATCCGTTTATCGGTGGGAGTGAAAAGGTAATCACTCTCGAGCAAACGCTCGGTAAAAACGAGCACATCAGAGGTGTTGTAATTTACGACTTCGACATTGAGGAGGACGGCAGCCGGCGCGGCAATGATGACATATTGCCGGTCGTGCCCTACGAGTACATCAATAACTTGGTGGCTCGGCTACTCAAAGTAGTCGACGCCAGCTACCCTGACGGGGAGCAGCGCAAAGCCGTCCGAGATCTCATCATGGGTGAGGCGTGGGCGTGGTACCACGGGCAGACAGATTCCCTGATTGAACCATGGCGCAAAGATAAGTACCCCAACTATGACAAAGTTTTCGATGTCATAGATGAGGCACGCGAAGTCAAATAATAATCGGCTTGGCCGTGACTGTTAGTGTGCGAAAACCGAGCAGCGGTCCTGCCGGCAGTCTAGGACAGAGTCGGCTTGATGGCCGGCGCCCAGGAATTGGTGACGATAGTGCGCAAAAATGGCAGCACCACGCTCGGTGCTGTGCAGCACGATGTATAGACCACGCAATATTCCGTGGACGATGACGTACATCAGCGTTGCCTCGCTGACACTTTGAAAGTTAATACCGTGTAGCATAGCTGGGATCCTTTCTCACCTTGGCCATGACTTCGGCGACGAGTTGGTCAGCAACCTCCTCGTTGAGGATCGCCTCGACTTCCCTACTTCTGTAATACCGAGCAGTTCGGTGCGGGAGTTTTTGTTTTAAGCGCTGGAGTAAGAGCGGCATAAGCCTGTGCCCCTTTCTGACACTCGGCCAGGGCCGTCGCCTGGAGGCTTTCGTACTCGCCTGCTGATGCTGTGTTGGCATCGTTCACCGCTTTTGCGACTGCGGCATCTTTTTGGGCGACCGTTACGGTTGGCACGGGTGCTTGTTTATTTTGATGTTTTTGGTACTGATCGGCCGATACGAGCCCAACAGTTGCGACTGCCGCAACTACCAGGACGACAGCTATAATTTTTTTGATCATAGGCTCAGTATAGCATAAGCGTCATACTGTCAAGTTAAGGTAGGATCCACTCGGGGTCATATAGCACAATGCTATCCATCTGCCTGCTCCTTTCGCAAGTCACGTACATGTTTTTGATAATCTGGATTTTGAGCCAGTTTGTTGTGTTGCCGTTCGACCTCGACGATGTCACGCATCATCGCCTTGCCTTGGGCACGCAACGGAGCCGGCGCCTGTTTGTAGGCGTCTTTGAGCAACTCGTACTTAGCACCGGTTTTGCCGGCGGTTTTACGCAGCAGTTTCATGGTTTTACCACTCATGCGGCAACACGTTCCTTGCGCAGTCGGCGCCATTTTTCCATGATCCGCCACTCGACACCAAACGTCCGGGCCATACTCGATGTACTAGCACCGGCATCATCCATTGCACAAAAGGCGTCCCATCCAACTTTCAGACCGCGACGTTCTTTGTGAGCCTCGATGTGATCGGGCAATGTTTCGGCCGATAATCTGCTCATATTAACCCTCCTCCTCGGGTTCGGTCAGCTCCTCGTCATGAGCCTCCCGATCTTCAACTATTATTCTGACGATAGCATCGGCCACCCGGTCCTCGTCGCCTTTTGGCATAGACTGCAATATAGGTAGTATAAGCGTTTTGAGCTCAGTTTCGCTATAAATCATAAGTAGTAGCCTGACCTTTCTATTTCGTTTTCGATCTGCCGCAACCACTCCTGATCAGTTGCCGGCGGCAGCGGGTAGCCCGCACGCGCGGACCATGTCATGAGTGTATCAATACTCTTGGCCATTTCCTCCTTATCCAGATCTGCGCTGGACCGCCAGAACTGCCACTGCTTTCCCCGGACCTCACGCTCATAAGCGTATATCTCTTTGTTGAGGTGCTTATAAACCTCTTTGGCCTCCTCGAGCGTATAGCCGAAGTGCGCCCCAAACGCGCCCAGTAGCAGGTGCAGATAGCTGTTTTGGTTCAGCGATCGGCGTGGCTTGACCTCTTTGACTTCGACAATCTTATTGCCCTTTGTGAGTGTGAGCAGATAATCGAGTGCTTTGCCTGCCTCGGCATTGTTGGCGGTGTTATACTTCACTATTCCTCCTCGAGCGGCACCAAGATACGCAGCTGATCATCCAGGATCTTGACCTGGACGCCGGCAACCGTGATGCCGTGCTTTTTGAGTGTTTGTGTGATCACCTGCCCGAGGTCCTGTGTAACTTCGGCCGTATCAATAAACTTTGCCATTACCACTCCCCATCCTTATCGTAATTCAAGCATTGACAGATCTCATCCGGACCCGGGACGCCGTGAGTGCAGCCAACGGGCTCAACATGGCCACCGCCCATATCTACAGGCCCAATGTGCATGCTCATGGCGTGGCCGCACTGATCACATAACGGAAACATATCAGCCTCGTCCATCAGAACGCCAGCTCCTCAATAATTTCATCGATCCGCTGTAGCTGCGCGACCTGGAACTCCAGGAGCCGCTGCGGCCAGTCGCCCAGGCTTTCTCGGGTGATCTCGAGCACAAAGTACGGGATGGTTACAATGCCCGGATCGTGGAATATCCAGTATAGGCGCTGCAGATCCTCGTTAACCACGAAATATTGCATCATCTGCGACCAATACTCCTCCGGGACTGCCTTTTCAATCACAGCCTGGATGTGCCGTGCCGGCGCCAGGCATTTGATCTCGATAGCCTCGGTGAACTTACCCGTCTTTCTGTCCTTGATCAGGCCGTCCGGTGAGTTATAGATCCGGTCGTCGACGTCAGACATGCAGATGCCCACCTCGACAACGTCCTTTTTGTATGTCTTGGCAAACCAGTCCCGGGCCTCCGGTTCGAGCCGGGTGCCGCGGTCCATGCGGTTCTCGCCATCGCGCTCGATCGACAGGTATTCCGCGATCAGTTCATAAAAGCCCTGTTTGCGCGGGGCGTCTTTGAGCAGTGAGATCCGCATTTCATCAGTCAGCATTGCCTCGAGTTCGGCTGTTGGCGCTGACTTCTTAAACTCCAGGCCGGCCTGCTGCAAGATCTCGACGATGTCCTTTTTTAAGTACGCGCGCGCGGACCATATATCACCCAGGCGAGTACCACCGATCCGGCGCTTGCGCAGCTCATGCCACTCCTCGGTGCCCTGCTCGATGTCATCCCTAACTTTCACTTGGCTGGCCCTCGTCTAGCGGTAATGAAGGATCTGCGGTCGGCGTGTCCATGGGTGTCGCCGGCTTTTGCGGCGGAGTCTTGGCCCCTGCAGTTGCTTTTGGCGCTGGCGTGGACTCTGTTTTCGATAATTCACTCTTGCGCTTATCTTTGGCGGCAACGATCTCAGGCACCTCCATCATCTTGGTGGCCACAAAGCGCTTTTTGAGCTCGTCCATAGTGGGGGCGGTTTCGAGTGACTCAATGGCCGCCCGCAGTTCGTTCTGGCGCTGTTCTGCGCGGAAACGCTCAAACTCCTCCATTTCCTCAACTGAGGCAATCTCGCCGGATGCCAGGTACCCCAGCATGGCAAGGGCGCGTCCCAGGGCAACAGACTCGAGTTTCTCAAATTGCTTTTCCTTGCCCGGCCTATTGTCCGCGGTGAGCTTTTGATCACTCTTAGCAGTACCGTTGGCGTCAGCGCTGCTGCGCAGGACTTCTTTATCAGTAACGCCTGACTTCATGAGCTCAAGCAGATCGTTCTTGTCTTTCCATAGCCAGACAGTAAATACAACCGTGCCATCGACATCGATTTCGTAGGCTGACTCGGTTTTGGCCCGGACATGGTCCTCACGGAATAATTTGAGGCGATCGGCTACTTTGGCATAATCAGCGCCGCCGCCGATTTTGGTGGTTTGAGTGCGTCGCTCCTCACTCATGACAAATCCTCCTCGATTTTCCGGGCCTCAGCAGTAGCAAACACGATGCCTAGCTGAAACGCTTTATATAGTGCCGCACGGCCGCTCACTGTGTCGAGCTCGTACTCGGCAGCTACGGGCGCCAGGATCTGCATTGCTGCCTCCACCAGTCGCCTTTTTTCGTCGTCAGTTAGTTCGCTATGATTGCTCATGATTTCTGCTTGGCCAATTCCCTTATATAGCTTAGTTGACTGCGCACGCAATTACGACAATCGCAAAGTAGATCGTGCGTTCGTTTTGTTTTTGTCGGCGCTGGACGCAGCCGGCCGATTAGCTGTTTTATTTTCATGCGATACCTCGATGCTTTGGCCGGATGTCCATATAGGCCATGTAGTCGTGAGCCTCTGCCGGCTCATCAATCATTTCCCACATATCCCGGTCCTTGCGGATCCGCTTAAATGTCACTCCGACCCGCAGCATGCGCGAGTCATGACGCAAGATTTTTGGCATGCGTTTATACACTATACCCTCCTCGTTAATGTATAAGTACATAATAATTGAGTACCCAGTATTTTGCAATAGTGAAGTTTTTAGCTTATCCACAAGCCGATCAGCGGTACAATAAATACATGCTATATGACGTCGGAACTCACATTGATCTGACGCACTTAAATCAAAAAAATGAGCGCGTCGAAAAGCCACGTCCGGAGCCTGCAAGTGTCCGGTACGATACTGGCACGCAGCTCATTTTCCGGTGGGTAAATGGCCACCTTATCACAGCCCGTAAAATCCAAGTTGCTTTTGCTTAAAGGGCATGGTATACCGAACTTAGGTAATCTCGCAAAGACTACCAAAATCAAAACAAAAACAGAAAACAAACACTCAAAAACCTAACCCACCATGGGGCCCCTTTCACGCGAGAGATGGGGGCCTCATTTTAGTTACTGCACAATATATTTGCTCATTGAACAATATACGAACAACACCACTTCCCTGCCCCGTCAAGTTTTACAAAAAAAGTCCCCTAACACCTTAAAAAATAAAAGTAGGGGAGTGTCAAGGCAGAGCAGGGGAGTTAGCCTATACGCGCGGCGGCGGGCCTTTTGGGGGTTGAGTGGCCATCCATAATGCCACGATTGCGATGGCAATTATGATGACGGCCATTGCCTTATTTCTTGACGCGCAACACAAACGCCAGGACTCGCTGCAGGAGCGTGCTGGAGTCGGTGTCAGTGACTGATTGGTCAACGACTTGGCCGGCTGAAACGGCCTTATTAAGGTCAGCAATTTGGTCGTGCAAAGCAGCCATGTTGGCATTGTCTTTTGCGATTTGCTCGAGTGCATCAGCCAACGCTTTTTGCTTTTCCTGGGCAGTCGCATTTGAGTCGTTGAGCTTAACCGTGAGGTCGGTGATTACTTGATTTTGGTTATTGATCGTGCCCTGCATATCGGCCATGTGCTGCTGCTGATTGCGCAGTGCTGCATCGCGCTGATTGACCTCGTTTTGGGCGTCGTTAGCAAACTGAGCCCAGGATCGTTTGCCGGCAGTTGCAGCAATTTCGCCGTCCGATACGCTACCGTTTGGGCGTAGTAATTTGTATGCCTGACGTGCCTGTGTTTCGTTTGCTATCATTTCGACTCCTTGTGTTGGAGCAGGCACTGCAGCCGGTGCCGCCGGTCGCGCCGGGGCAGGTGCAGGAGCGCTTGGCGGTACCATCCAGCCGAGCACTTTGCTCCAGTTATGTGTTACTAAATGGGCTCGATTGCCTCCCCAGTTTTCATCAAAACTCACGAACGTTGCAGCGCCCGGGCGAGCATCCCAGCTGAGTGCGATGTGACCGCCGCCGCCCGATCCGGCCAGGCTGGCGTCCCACACAATCAGCGCGCCGCGTGGCGGAACCTGGTTGACGTCGTTGTGATTGTTGGGCACTTTGCTCCAGCCGCGGGCTTGTAATTGCCGGCAGCCCTCACCATCAAAATAAGCGTGGGCATCGCCCCACGCTCCTGCTTTGACTCCGAAAACACGGTCCAGGTAATACTTGGCTAGATCCACGCATTGGTTTGGATAAACGCCGTCATAGTCCATTGTTTGATTGACAAAGGCGTTGTAAAACTGATCGAGGTTCATTACTGCTTATGGTAGCACACAATTATGCAGTCTGGAAAAGCTCGTCCGTGGCCTTGATATCGCCATGGCCCTCGATGAGGCCGAGCGTGCGCAGCCGGGACAAAGCGTTGCGGAAACCGCCGCCGCCGGCACTGTAGCCGGTCATCTCGGCAACCTTATCGATGCTGATGCGGCGCGGGTACTTGAACGCTGCAACCTCGAGCACTTTGCGTGGTGCTAAGGGCAGTTGTTTCATCCAGTAGTTGACTAGATCTTGTCCTGTCGGCAGTGTTTCGACCTCACCCACAACCGACTGGCCGGCGGCAGTGATCTGCAGATCGCCCTTGCCCTCGATATAGCCTTTGGATCGCAGTGAGCTCAAGGCGTTCCGGAACCCGCCGCCTATGGTTCAAGAACCACCCGGATGAGTGGTTTAAGTGTTCGCTGCAGATCGTCCCGGAGTGCCCACGTTGGACGCGCCGGGAGGAAACTACACTCGATCACAAGCTCAGCCGCACCCATCGCCCGGACCTGCGGATCGACCAGGAAAACCTGCAGCCGGCATGCTGGCCGTGCAACGAGAAAAAGGGAAGTCGTGAGTTATAATTGACAAAATAGCGAGTTCGTGCTACAATGGGCTTGTTATGAAATCAATAACACAAACAATCAAAGAAAAATATTACACCTACCAGCCCGGCGAGTTCCTCCCGGTATACGTCGATGGCAAACTGGCCAACAAGCGTCAGTTTCACGCCTACCGGATCAAGTGGATCCTGGAGCATCGTGAGGCCGCCCTGTACCAGTTCACCCACTACGCCGGCTAGTGTATACTCCACATTGAACTGGTAAATCCGGGCGAGTCACATGCCAATAGCCCGGCAAGAGTGACGGTTCAGGCAACACCCCTCCGGGGGTGTTTTGCTATAATGTGACTAAGCTACCGCTGCCGGTTGCCAAGGTTTGCCCTAGCGATGGAGTCAGTAGTGTCGACAGCAAGCGCCCCCTAAGGTTTCGACCGACCGGGGCGTTTTGCTTGTCCACAGCATTGTCCACACTGTGCATAAATGCTGTGTATCTAGCTATGGTGTGAAACGGCTCGTTTTGATATGATAGTGGTCTAAGGACTCGACCGGTGTGGTAGCCACAGAGCCCTTGATATTAACGTAATTGTTGAGGGTGTTGATATCTGTTCGCTCGAGTGGTACGCTATAGGTCATACCACATCGTTCGAGCAGAAAAATGCGCCCCCAAAAGAGAGGCGCATTTTTCATTGAAAGGCTTTGGTATCTACGTCAAAAACAATCTGCTTGAGCCTAAGCATGTTGAGGCGATGGGTGAGTCGGTTTGGTTATACATGTGGCTCCTGGACAAAATGACGTCCGTAAACGAAAACGGCCTGGGTAAGGTCCTGGGCGGCAAGCCGGTCACGTTCGAGCAGATCGAGCTCGAGCTTGGGATCAGCACCCGGACGTACCGCCGCTGGGTTGATAAGCTGCGCGCTGCCGGCTACATCCTCACGCTGCGCACGCCTTACGGTCTATCCATCACGGTCCTCAAAGCCGAAAAGATCTACGGCAACAAGAGAAGTGCCAAAAGTGGCACATCTAAGAAGTCAACCCCTGTAAGAGAAGTGCCAAAAGTGGCACAACCAGATGTGCCAAAAACGCCGAGTGATGCGTCAAAAGTGGCACATCAAAACGACAAAAATGGCACATCTAATAAAGACAATACAGTAGACAATACAAAGACTATTACTAACGTAATAGCAGACCCGGACAAGCCGGTCCGCTATGGATCACCCATTATCAACCAGGCATTTGATTTTTGGGCAGAGGAGGTCGGCTACAATATCGAGTCTCGGGTCAAAGCAAATCGCGCGGCAGCATCCAATCTTATCAAGAAACACGGACCCGAAAAGGTCCAGCAACTCATCCGGGGTGTGGCCATGACTCACAGTGATCAGTACGCGCCCAGGATCGCCGACTTTTGCCAGCTGCAGCAAAAGCTCCCGGACCTGTTGTCGTGGGGTCGACGGAAAGGGCACGCCGACTCGGGTGTTACAGTAATATCATGATCTTGAAAATGACTGACCGATCCGAAATGTTTGTGGACGAGCGCGAGGGCAAGATGATCAGCGCATCGCTTACCAAGTCCACCGAGGGTTTTATTACAGTTCGCGGGGTGACGATCAAAAAGACCAGCATCAGCAAACTCGAGCCGGGTGGTGTGGATCCGCGGGTGTCGTTATTCCATACGCCGGAGGAGCGCAAAGCACTGACTGTCGGATCGTGCCGCGGGGAATACTCACTCGCCAAGCAGCTCATGCGCATTGCATCCGAGTCCAAGAACTTCAAAATGTTGGGTGATAAGCAGTGGCGGGCAGAGCAGGAGGCCAAGCTGCGAAAGGCCGGGGCCAAGATCTGCAACAACGCAACGGGTGAGTGTGCGTGCAGTCCGCAGCTCGACAGGGGAGCAGTGGTCAAAACGTAACCACTTTTGATACAATGCCTGCATTATGGCAGGGAAACCAGAAACTGAAAAAAAGGCAAACTCCGAGCAGGGAAGTGCAGGGAACCGGGGAACAGGACGTCCCACTGCATACACTGAGGAACTAGGCGCAGAGATATGTGGGCAGATCGCTGAGGGCAAAAGCCTCCGCAAAGTTTGTGAGAGCAAAAAGATGCCGGCAATTTCAACCGTGATGCTTTGGTTGACGCAGGATGACAAGCAATCCTTTTCGGAACAATACGCGCACGCGCGAGAGGCTGCAGCCGATGCACTGGCTGATGACATCCAGGACATATCCGATGGCGTGCTCAAGAAAAAGTATGATCCTCAAGCTGCCCGGGTGGCCATGGATGGCAAAAAGTGGATCGCATCAAAGCTCAAGCCCAAGAAATACGGTGATAAGCTCGACGTGACCGGCGACACTACCGTCACCCATAAGTTTAAGGATCTCGATGATGAACAGCTCGACGCAGCAATCGCGGCAGCAAAAGATACAGTTGCTTGAGTTGATCGAGGAAAAAAAGCGCCGCCGCGCTGCTGACCCGCTCAAGTACGTTGAACGTCATGACAAACAAATAGAGGCCCACCACGCCAACGAGGCTATCCGTGCCCTGTTTTGGGGCAACCGTGTCGGTAAAAGCGAGTGGGGCGGCCAGGAAACGGCCGAGTACGCTACCCTGCACCATCCACACCGCAAGCTGCGTGCACCGTTTGAGATATGGGCCGCGTGCCCATCGTTTGACGTCCAGGAACACACCAACCAGAAAAAGCTGCTGACATACCTGCCGGCTGATGCCATCAAGCGCGTTGAGTATATCCGCGGCAAGATTATCAAAAAGATTGAGCTCAAGAACGGTGTGACCATCGTGTTCAAGAGTTATGAGCAGGGCCGCGAGAAGTTCCAGGGCGCCGGTGTGCGCCTGGTTTGGTTTGATGAGGAGCCGCCGCAAGACATTTGGGACGAGTGTTTCGTGCGTGTCGAGGCCGGGCAGCAACTCGATGTGATCCTGACCATGACCGCCATCAAAGGTATGACGTGGGTATACAACCGCATCTACCTGGACACCGACAACCCTGACTTATTCATCAGCACTGCCGGTTGGGATGACAACCCGTACCTCACCGAAAAGCAAAAGGCACAGATGTCCCGTGGTTTGACTCCTGAGGCCATCCAGGTCCGACGTGATGGCAAGTTCGTCAAGCGTGTTGGTTTGGTATGCAACTGGTGGAACCGTGCGGCACACGTCCGGCATTACGATTACCTGGACCGCAGCTGGACCTGGTACGAGGTGCTCGATGGTGGGTTCAGTGACCCGGCTGCCTACTTGCTGATCGGCGTTGACCAGGACAACAACGTCCATGTCGTTGCTGGCTATCGCAAGAAAGGACTCAAGGCCAAGCGCATCAAAGAGCTGCGTGATATCAAACGCGGCGGCTCCAAGACTGGTGTGATGATCACTGCCGGCTGGATCGACAATGATGACCCTCGCCTGCAGCAGGACCTGGTTGATGAGGGCATGTGGCTGCAGCCCGTCACTAAGGTTGCCAAAGATGCTGCCAGCTGGGACGAGTACCTCGGCATGAAACTCGACGAGTATGGTGAGATCCAACCCGGCACCGGCAAGCCTCGCCTCTACATCAGCGATCAGTTGATGGAATACAACGAGCAGACTGGCCAGGAGGAAAACTGGATGGTCCAAGAAATTGAGAACCTGGTGTGGCTCGAGCGTACCTCCAAGCAGGGCGATGAGATCGTGCCGCAGTGGGATGATCACCGCCGCTTTGGCCACCACTTCGATGGCATCCGTGCCCTGGCGTATTTCCTCGTGAGCTACATGGGCGAGCCGGACATCGATGACTCAATCGACGACGATCAGATCTTTGACGAGCAAGGGTTCCTCGTATGATCCACGAACACGCAAACGTTACTGGTACAATAACCATAAGCCTGGAGGCTGAGGACTGGGTTTGGCTATGCCGGATGCTCAGTGCACTGCTCAAAAGCCCCGAAATGGACACGTATGCTAAAGAGGACACACAACACCTACTCAACATCCTGGAGGACGCAACGCGATGATACGTGCTGACTTCGAGCCTGCCGGCAACGGTGTCCTTGTCTATCGTTGGGACAATCTGCCTGGCGGCATCCGATCCTACTGGACCCACGACGGCAAGCGCAAAGAGGTCAAGCAAGGCGACCCGGCACCGTGGTGGTTGGTGCTCGATCACAATGATGCCAAGGCCCTGGTCACATCGATGCAGGACTACCTTGACGAGGAAAGCCGCGGCGATCCCGAGGACTACGGCTACATCAAGGGTTTGTACGAGGCGCAGCGCGAGCACCTGCAGTTTGCCACTGATATCGTCAACAAGCTCGTGCTGCTTGAACCACCGCGAAAGGATGAGGATTGATGCAGATCACGTTTGATAACTCACTCAAGCAGCGTGTGTTCCAGCACATCCGCAAAGCCCTGGCTGATGCCGCCGATCCGCACTCGCCATTTTGTGAGCGGCCGATCACGGGCAAGAACTTTGCCGGTGCCGCCATGATCCAAGGCGAGCTGCGGGCCTTTTGCCGCTGCATCATCTGTCTGATGGGTGTGGCCAAGGAGTTCAAGGATGAGTAGCGAACGATCACTCATGGACATCGTCGACGAGGCTGCTGAGTCCGTGATGTTTGGCACCGTGACGCTGACGCTCAAGCGGGCGCATGGCGAAACCATGACCGTCGATGTCACCAAGAACTCGAGCCGCAAAGTGTCCGGCAGCGCCCAGGCATTAACTCTCGTCGGCACCATGCTCAAGCTGCTCAATCAGAACGGTGAAACCGGCCAGCTGACGTTCACGATCGGGCTCAAACATGGTGAGGCGACCGAGCTTTTGACCAACGATTTCCAGCGCGATAACCTAGACCTAAACACGGGGAATTACAAATGATCGCACTCAACTTAGGATCCGGCGACACACGAGTCCAAGACCACATCAGCGTGGATCTGCATACCGATGCTGACGTCAAGCACGACCTGACGACACCACTGCCCTACAAAGACGGCTCAGTCGATCGTATCTACTCCAGCCACGTCATCGAGCACTTCACACGTGCCGAGTGGGAACACGTGCGCCGCGACTGGCTGCGGGTGCTCAAGCCTGGTGGTGTCATGGAGCTGCGCTGCCCGGACATGGAAAAGCTGTGTGTGCTGTTCCTGGGCGGTGAGGACCGCGAGCTGCAGCTGCAACGGATCTACGGCCAGCAAGGATCCGAGGGCCAGCTGCACAAGAACGGGTTTACGCCGGAAAGCCTGGTCAATAGTTTCCCGGACTGCACCTGGCGCATCCTGCCGGCGTCCAGCGACTACGAACTGCACATGGAGTTCATCAAACGATGATCGAGTTTCAAGTCAGCACCCGGCACACCGGACCATCCCGGCGCATCAAAGTGTTCACCTATCCCGACATCAACGGGCTCAGTCAAGCCACCCGCAAACGTGATGGCTACTATGGCCTGGTCCAGAACGAGGAGGGTTACTACACCCGCATGAGCGCCATCACGCAGTACATTGACGCGGCGCACGTTACCCACGATGACCCGGCCGAGGATGAGTTCAAGCCGTTTATTACCATGCGCTTTGCCAAGGACCGGCTGCTGCACCGCCCGACCGAGATCATTGCCCACGAGTCGACGCATGCCGCGTTGTTCATCCTGCGGCACGATGCACCCGAGGCTGCCCTGTTCGAGGACATTGAGGCCCAGGAAAAGCTGTGTTACTTGACCGGCGACATCACCCGCAAGGTAGTCAACAAGATGTACGAAAAGAAGATCCTGGCATGACAGTAAGTTATTTGGTTGCAAAAAATACGCTTATGGTATACTTACCAATATCCGCAAGTGCACAATTATACAACGAGGTGAGGGCTTAAACTTTGGCAACTAAAACGCGATCTAAAAAGGCACAAACTGAACAAATCAAAGACGCCCCGCTCACTAAGGCGTGGAACAATGCGTGGAACGCACTAGCCCCGATCCGTGCTACCTGGACCGAAAAGGAACAGGCCCTGATGGCTCAGACCAACGACTCAGTGTCCGGCAACATCGTTGCCACCCGCGTGTCCGATGCCGCACTATCAACCCTCGCCTACGAACGCCAAGCCCGTGTGACAGCCCAGCTGCCGACCGGGCGTTTTTATTCCATGAGCAAAAAGGCCAGCAAGAACTCGGCGCTGCTCAACATCTGCCTGAACAACTACATCATCCCCAACGCCGACTCTCAGTTCGATTTCCTGATCAAGCTGCGCCTGTGGGGCGTATACGCATCAGTCTATGGCTCGATGCCCATGTTCTACGACTACCGAGTCGATAAGCGCTACGTCGGACCAGACTGCTGGCTCGTGGATCCGCGCTGCATCGCACCCGTTGATGGTATGCACAATGTGCAAACAGCCGGCTGCTACATCAGCACCATCATGCACGTTTCCGAGCTCGAGGACATCCTCAAGCGCGACAAAACATCTTACAACAAGGCGGCGGTGCGAAAGCTCATACAACTCATCAAAACAGAGCAGTCCCGCCCCAGCAAAGACAACGACCAGAACAAGACCAACACCACGGTCGGTCAACGCTACGACTTATCCAACGCTGATGGACGCTGCGAGATCGTCACAAAATACACCAGCGAGAAGTGGGTATCGTTTGCTCCAGACTTTGCTAATACGGAAACTGGCGAGGACCTGGTCATCCGCGATATGGCCAGCCCTCACCAGTCCGGTCGTGTGCCTGTCGTCATGCGCCACTGTTTCCCACTGCTCAACTCGTTCTTTGGCCTCGGCGACTTTGAGCGCGGCATGAAGATCCAGAAAGCCAAGGACTCGATCATCAACCTGTTCCTGGAGGGCGCCAAGAACCGCATTTATCCACCGCTCAAGATGATCGATAACCAGCTGACTCCGAGCACCATCAAGTACCAGGCCGGCACCAAGTGGAAAGTAAAGAGCATGGACGCGGTCAACCCGGTCCAGTTCGGCCAGGCACCGCTTGCCGAGTTCCAGGCGACCTATGCTGCCCTGCAGGGTATGCTGCAAAACCAGTTCGGCACATCAACCACCGAGATCAGCGAAAAGCAAGGCGGCCCAGCCCAGGGCAAGACACCCGAGGCGCTCAAGATGCAGTCAGCCCGCGAGAACGCCCGCGACACATGGGATCGGTTCATGGGCGAAAAGGCTATGCAGGAGCTCATCGAGGGCATGGCACAGCTGCTCACCGTCAAGATGGAAAAGCCGATTAACTTTGCTGTGTTCGAGGACGACCTGCGCGCCCTTGGCTACCAGCCCGAAACCACTGATGACAACGGCAAAAAGGTTGCTGCCAAGAACGTCGACGGCCTGGATGTGTTCGATGGCAACAAGACCGGTAAGCTCACCGTCACTAAGGCGATGCTGCAACCTAACAAGGACACCGTCGGTTATCAGTACCTGATCGACTCCAACTCCACCATGAAAAAGGACGAGGAGGAGCAATTCCAGGCGCTCATGGCTACCTGGAACCTGGTGCACGAAACACCTGGCCTCGTTCAGTCACTGGCCCAAACCGGCATCGAGTATGACGAGGGCGATCACCTCAAGAAACTATTTATCGGCGCCGGCATCAGCGACTGGGACCAAATCCTCAAAGAGTCGCCTGCCCTTATACAAAAGATGCAGCAAGCCAAACAAGGTGGTCAACCAGCTCCAAACGGTCAGCCTCCGATGGATCCTAGCGCACTAGCGGCCGCTGCCGCAGCTGGCCAGATCCCTGCCGGTCCGCCGCAAGGTATGCCGCCACAGGGTGCGCCTCAGGGTATGCCACAAGCACCGATGCAGCCTGTGCAACCGCAGATGATGCCCGCCCCAGCTGGCCCGCCAATGGGCCCACAGATGGCCGGACCGCAGTTTGAGGATCCGCAGATCGCACAGTTAGCACAACAAATGATGGCAGGAGCAGCACGATGAGTGACTTTTCAGCAACACCCGACGACATGAGCCCAGTGCCCGGCGGTCCCGGCTTTGCCATCCAGGAGGATGTCCCGGCCGTTGCACCCAACAGTCCCGAGAATACCGCCGATGATATAGCCACCGACAAAGAGGCAGCCCCGTACTGGCACCCAGCATGGGAAAGCGTCCAGGATAAGTTCAATGCTTTGCTTGACTCGTATGATGGCAACAACGTCATGCAGTTCAAGGACCTACCGCCCGCTGAGTTCCAGATCAAAGTGCTGGCCCAGCAAACCGTCCGAGCAGAATTAACCAAAATAATGGAGGATGTCCAACGTGCAGTCGAATCTGTTGAGCAACGACCCAAGCCCGGTAAGCAATCCAAATCTGGTACCTAAAGATGACAGCTACGAACCGCCTATCATCTCAGAG